TATAAATGAAGTACTCTTCAATTTCGGGGAAGTCATAATCCATAGGATTATCACTCTTAATCTGTGCTACTGCTCTGCCCTGATCCCCTGGCTTTTTCTTTTGTTGTCTAATATAACGCATTTTCATTGCGTCAATATAACGCAACTCTTGAATACCTTCTTGAGGATTTTTTAAATCAATAATTTTATGATAATAGATACGTCCATCAATATACCAGTTACGATATATCTCATGTGCTTTTTTATCAAAGTCCAATAAATCTAAGATATACTTAAACTCTTTACGAATTTTTGTTTTAATACCATCGCTGGCATTTAAATTTGATAGTTCAATTTCTACAGGACTATCATTACTATCAGATACGATAGCTTCATTTACAATATCTTCAATAGCACTATCCGCTTCGGGATGAAGTGCCATTTCACGATATCGTTTGATTAAATCAAACTCGGTGCGGAATACACCTTCGATGTCTACATAAGAACCAAAAAAACCACTACTCATATAGTGGTCAGCCCCATCCTCATTATTAGGAGGGACAGGACTGACTGCACTTGGAGATAGTGGTTCTGTGTCCTCAATAGAGAACCCAAACAATTTTGACATTATTACAAGTTAACTTTAGTCTGATCTATTTATCTGATCAAATCAAGCGGTTCCAGCGTTGGTTTCGCCTGCTCCAAGATCAGCTGGTGCCCAATATTGTACTTGGAATTCAACAGTGAATTCTTCAATGGTGTCACCAGTATCATATGAAAGATCAATAGCACTAATGTTTGTTGGGAAGATACCATAGAATCTGTACTGCTTAGCAGCAGCTAAACCTTCAGTATCTACTTTACTCAGTGCAGATGCATTTCTAGCAAACTGAATAACATCAGCACTACGCTGATACGCTCCAGGATCGGTAGCACCTGATCCATCAGCATATTGACCAACAAATTGCATCCATGCTTCCATGGCAGTGCGAATTTTAAAGTCATTATCATTGATGACCGTTACGGTCCAAGTATCAAAAGTTCTGTCTCCAGCTACCTTGAAGATTCTTCCTCTAAAAGGAACATCGATTGAAGCGATGTTTGATGCTGGTAACTGTGCTGCCTTACACAGAATTGAGAACTCATCTGAATCATAATCTGCTCCACCAGGAAAACTAGTTAAGTTTACTTGGAATAGATTAGGGCGAGCGCCGCCGCCCTTCAAAGTTGATTTAATCTTTTCGATTGAGTGAGACATTTCGTAAATCCTCCTTTTGTTATTTAGATATTATGATCAAGCTCTACCAGCTACTTCCTCAAAACTGATGCCAGTTCTAGTGGCAACAAACGTGAGGGTAATGTAGTTGATTGATTTAGCAGGCTTCAGGAAGATGTCTGCTCTAAATTCATTATTATCAATAACATCAGGAGTGTTGTTGGTGGTATCACAAACAACGAGGAATCCATAAAGACCTCTCTTTGCCTGAACATCGCGGAGGAAAGGTTCAACAATGTTTCTGAAGTTTGCTCTTGTTAACTCATCATTGAGTTCAAAGAGTTGAGCCTCTGCTGCTCTTTCAAGTGCTTGCTCAATGGTAAGGAACAAACGACGAACGTTAATTCTATCAAATGCGGATGCAAATCCAAGTGCCGTCTTATCACCGAAGAGAAGAGTTCCAACACCTGGTGTGGTGATGAAAGAGTTAACTCTTGCAGGATAGAGGCGATCTCTTTGTGCCTTATTGGGGTTATATGCAAGTTTAATAGCATTGTTGATAACACCACGCTGTTGTCCAGCAGGTGAGAACCAAGGATATGCAGTGATTGCAGTGCGATGCATCAAACCAGCAACGTCAGCATTCGTTGGAACATAACGGAATTCGTTATTGAACCTATCGAACTGATACTTGTATCCACTGTCGAAGACCGCGTAAGAAGAAGACGAAAGTGAACTAAAGTAGTTAACAAGATTATTGGTCTGAGTATTGGTGTTAGTAAGACCCACCAAATTAGTTCTGTGTGGACCAACAGTAGCAACACAATCTTTTCTCTCATTTGCAAGAGAGATGACATAGTTTGCTTTTGCTTGTGATTCTGCCTCAGTAGCACAACCAGGACCCATGATCATAAAATCGACTTCAATCTCATCTTTGTTGGAGAAGAAACCATATGCAGTGATCAAACTTGAAAGTTCTGCCTTCATTCCACCAGTTGCGGAATAATCAACTCCACCTGCGAGTGAATAATTTACGTTACCCAGTGCAGCGAATGTGATGCCTTGTGCATCCTGACCCCAGAGACCATCTCCAGTTGTGACTGCGGTAAAGTCTGTAGAGAATCCAGTTGCTCTTGGATAAGTTCCATGAACAGTGTCATCACCCTGTGATGGGTTATAACCAGCATAGATGTTCTCGGAGAAATCTGCGAGGTAATCTTTGTAGTAAATTCTCTGAGGGGCGTTTACATTGGAGATGGCATCAGCTGCCTTAGAAAGGTTAACATGCTTTTCAACAATGTTACCCTTAATTCCAGTAAGAGTTCCCTTGTCGTCGACAACAACGACATGTAGTCCGTCATTCTTACCACTTCTATCAGTGGTATATACGTTAGATACTGGTCTTGGAGCAATCGACTTCCAGAAAGTAGTTGCGTTTGTCAGACCTAAAGTTTGCTGATCATACCAGTCAACAGCAGTTACTGGAGTATATCTCGTTGCTTGAAGACCTGTGCTATTAATACCAGAGTTGTTAACAAAATCAACCGCACCAGAGGTTCCAAATGCTCTTGTAGTAGATCCTTCTTGATAGGTAATCGCGGTTTCTGTTGATCCACCACCAACAGTCTCTACGCGAGAAACAACCTTAACATCAACCGTGCTGTTTCCTCCAGTCGCGTCGGTATTAAGTCCAACAATGATTCCTTTCAGGAATCCGGTAAATGTAGAAGTGCTTCCGTTACCAGCGACAACTGCTCCATCAAGAGATGCAGTTACACCAAAACCAACTGTTGCTCCAGAGTTTGCAAGACTTGTGGTTGCAATACCAACTGTTTGATCTGCATAATCATCGATAAAGCAAACTTTTAATCCATTTCCCCACGTACCAGGGTTTTTGGCACCGTAAGTAAAGTTTGTTGCTGTCTTGTAATTTTCCTGATAATCATCATAATTTTTAATCTTCAATGAGGTGGTTGAAGCAAGACTAACACCAGCATTGGCGTTATTCAGATTAGTATCATCTGCTCTTACTACTTTGAGGACTCCACCATATGAAAGATAGTTAGCAGCACTCATCCAATACTCATACTGAGTATCGGTCGAAAGTGGCTTACCAAACGTATTGATGAGCTCTTGCTCAGTAGTGATATCAATTGGTTCTTCAACGGGTCCAATCTGGAAAGGTCCAGCAATTGCACCAATATTATCTAATACATTATCAGCTCTTCCTACTGTTAGGTCAACCTCCCTGACTAATACGCCAGGAGATAATTGAGGAGTCGCCATGTTTTGTTTCTCCGTGATCTCATGTTTAAAAATATTTATTAAAAAGTCACTTTTCAGAGGGGAAACATGACGTGAACTACCAGTCTGGATACTCCCATGTATTATTTGATTTCTTATTTTTTATCATTCTCTTTATAGTGCATTCTTTACACTCATATGAATACGATGACGCAACAGGTCCTCTATCTTTTCTGGTTCTATAAAACCCTTCTATTAAATTTTTTGTTTCACCACAAACTCTACACTTTCTATCCTGGAGTAAAAGATGTCCAAGTTTAATTTGTCCATCTAGATCCATTACCGATATTCCCACATGTAGGCCCTGTCGCCATATTCATCAACATTCCATCTATCTCCCTCAGAGTCTACAAAACTAGTTTCATCTAATCCATCATTTAAAAATCCAAACGGAGCCATGTCTTGTTCAATTTGATTTTTCTGTTCTTCATATAATCTCTTTCTAACATCTTGATCTGTAAGTTCTTTGAAGTAGTCCATCTGGACTAACCATGCATAAATGACCAGACACATAGCAAGGTCATCATTACATCCCTCTTCTGCCTCAAATGAATTGTGCTTTGAGATAAAGGTAGTCAGTTCTGAAATAATTTCATAGTCGCTGAAAATTAATTTATCTTCTTCAATAAGTGTCTTAAGATTTAGAGATCCAACTTTCTTGACAGTTTTACTCATCTTGACACCAAGCTGTGTCTTTTTACCCGAGAACCCTTGTCCAACAATTTGTCCTGCTCTACCTCTCATAGAGCACATCAAAAGGTTTTGATATTCAAGGTCATATTGCAGAATACTTGCAACCTGATCACCAATATCATTTACCTCACATAAAATATACGCACTATTATAACTTTTTGCTATCTCATAAATGATGTTTGGAAATAACATAGGTTTGATATCATTATTCCTATATTTTGCAACTACTCTATGAGGAAACTCTGTGATATCTACACAAACAAATGCTGAGTAGTCTTCACCAACTCCCCTAGCAACGTCAACAGTCATCACATAGTCGTGATTTTCTTTTGGTGGTTCGTAGACATCAAGACCAGCATTTCTTGTTTCAGGATTATCATATACTAATGTTCTCAGTTTACTTGGTGCAATCAGTGTATCAACTGATCCTAAGAACTCACACTCAAACTCAACCTTAAATTGTGCTTCTGATGTGTTTTTGATAGTGGTCTTTTTCCACTTTTCATCCCTACCTGGAACTTCTGACCAGTGAACATCTGTAGGTACATAATCATTCTTTTGTTTCTCTGCATCGTGCCACAAACGGTAGAAGTGATTCATACCGTGAGGGGTGGATACGATAATTACCTTGGTGTTTTGACCAGAAGTAATAGTAGGATAAACAGATGCAAAGAAGGAGTCCGCAACATGGTTTGGAACGAAGGCGAATTCGTCGAGGAAGAGAATGTTGAACGACATGCCTCGGACAGCACTTGCAGACGTAGAAGCTGCCAGTATCTTACTCCCATTTTCCAACTCCAGTGATCCTTTGTTCCATGCTATGATACCTTGCTGCATCCATTTAGGTAAGTTCTCATATGCAGTCTGTAACCTTCCTAGAAGTTCTCTAGCAGTTGCTGCCTTGTTTGCCAAGATACCAATATTAACACTATCATTGAAAACAGCATAGTGTAAAAGATACGAGACAACAGTCGTTGATTTACCAGTCTGTCGTGGCATCTTACAGATATTAAATCTGTTGTTGTGGAAGTTATTGATTAACTTCTCTTGAAAATGATATGGATGAAATTGAGTTAGACCCTCGTCAAGAGAAATAATCTTGACATAGTTGTTAGCAAAGTAAACAGGGTCTTCCTTACATTTCATAAACTCAAGAATTTGATCTTGAGTAAACTCAATGGCAGTATTTGCTTTTTTTAGGTTGGGATTGCCAAGGTATACATTATCAGACATAGATTACTCAGCAATTCCACTTTCTAAGTGACTTATTGATTCTGCTATCTGGATCGTTTGCAGTTTTCGATGAAGTCAGTTTCTTTTTCATTCCTTTCATTCTAGCGCAGAATGATGCTCTACGGGGATTTCCAACCTTCTTGCTTGGTGCCTTAAGGTCAGATCCTGGATTTTGCGCTTCATAAGACTTTCGTCCTTTTTCGTTGAGACCACCTTCTTTGTTTTTACCTGCTTTTTTTGTCCATGCTGCTCCTTCTGTGTGAAGGAGTGGTTGCCCTGGTTCATAGCTTGAAACGTTAAAAGTTAATAGTTTCGCGCCAGGATATACCTTAGAAATCTGATCTTGAACATCAGACTTTTTAGGCATAGAGGTTTGGGGGAAGAACATTTTTAACATATAATACTTACCTCTATAATTGAAATAAGTATCAACAATGTTTCCAGTTCTAGCAGGCAATCTTACTGCTTCTGATACTGATTTGCCAACCATATGTGACATATCATAGGTATCATAATCAGCAGATTTTGGAGTTGGTTTGAGTGGTTCTGGTTTTACGACATCTTGAATTACAGCATACGTATCTCCATATGCATCGGTAATTTCGACATCTTCTTTTTTGACACAGTTTGGATATCTCTTTCCAAACATAGTTTTCATGCCTTTTTTCTCATAACCCTTCCAGCACTTTTCGTCAAGGTTATCTTCAGAAATACCTGCTTTTCTGAGTCTCTTTGCTTGACTTTTGTGCATCTCAACTGCTTTATCTAATTCTTTAGCAATACCCTTTACATTCTTAGGGGTATCATGCATTTCATCAATTTCAAATTCTTCCTTCTTAGTTTTATTTCCCCAGTTGGCAGCACCAACTTTACGACACTTGACTAGTGCTCCTGACGCATATGCACTTGGCCAAACTGAGTAGCGTGACTTGACTTTATGGTAGCAAGCATCTTTCTTGCCTTCCTCAATGTCAATTTGATCACCTACTTCAACATTATTTTCTGCGAACCATCCACGATTTACTTCTAATGCACACAGTACCTCTCCATCCGAGGCAACTGGGTTCTCGTCATATGGTTCTAATTCTTTAATGCTTTCGATTGTTCCATCCTCTCTAATGAAAGCGATATCGAGAGGAATTCTTGTTTCAGTCATATGGAATGACTGCTGAGCAACATCTTCAAAAACAAAAAGCATGCCGCTATTTACGTCTAAACTTTCACGGAACATAAGTCCCAAGTTAAAGTCTCTAATATTATCTGGGATTTCAATATTCAAAGGTAGAGTAACAAACTCTGTTGCTTCTTTTACGGATTTCATTTTGGGTTTATCAGTTGAAACGTAAGTTGGTTTTGCTGATCCAGTCTTTTGTGGTTGACCTGGATCAGCGGCTCTTTTTCTTCTTTGAGCAGATTCTCTTTCAGATTTGCTCATACTTGCTCTTTTCGCAGAAGATACACATTTGGGTGTTGACTTCTGTCCTGGTTGGCGAGCACAAGGTTTGCCGGATACAACTTGTACCCAACCTTTCTTACCATCTTTTGATTTGGACTTACCAAACCAATCGCGAAGACCTTCCTCACTTATTCCCGAGGAGGATCCACCATTGCCACTCCCATTCCCATTACCACCATTGCCATTACCATTGCCATTACCACTACCATTTCCGTTACCACTACCATTTTTTTTCTCATCATCTACAGAATGACCATTTTCTTTGCGAAGATATCCAGCACGACCTACTGCCTTAAATCCCTTGGGGATTGGTTTACACTTTTTATCAGTATAGCAGTAATATTGCCCGGCTGGGCAGCGACCGTTCTTTTTCTCTTCGTTCATCTCTTTAGTCTTTTTCTTCATTGAGTTAATGAACTTTCTATAAACCGCTGCTTCTGAAGTCTTACCCATTTCTCTTGCTCTCTGTTCCATAGCAACTGCTGCCTGGATTTTGTGAGCATGAGATCTTGATGAATTGCGAATTTTAGAAACAGATGCTTTAGCGGTTGCAACATCTTTGAATCCAAGTCCATGAATAGTTCCCTTTGGATTTTCATCCGTGTAAAGGTCAGAGTGTTTCTTGGAGTTTGCTGGTTGCCCAGGTTTTCTTGGAATACGAGGGTTGCTCATTCAATTGAGTTTACGATACTCCATATTATTTATCATCCATCAAGTGCCACAGTGAGACCAAGCGACATACCAGGTAGTGATATCCAAGAAGTTCCATCATAGAATTCTAATTTTTTACTTGTCTTGTTAAAGATCATTGCACCCTCAGTAACCGTGAGTGCATCTCTTTGTGTTGTTGTAAGGCAAGCTGGATAAAAAGCACCAGAGGTTCCTACTGTTCTTATTTCTGATGCTTCAATTTTTCCAGTAGAACCACTAATTGTAATTGCTGTTCCAACATTGATTGAATTATCCGATCCATCTAATGTAATAGAACTTGTTCCAACTGTAAGGATACCAGTTACCCTTGCATCTCCCTGAACTAATAGTGCTGTTGTTGCAGTGCCAGTTCTAACCTCAAGTCCACTTCTGAATGTTGAAAATCCAAGTGAATCAACGTGTTTGACATCCTCATATGTTGCAATTCCAGCAACAACTAAATTTCCAGATAGTGTGAGGTTTGTTCCTGTTGCATCTTCTGCCAACTCAGATGCAGATCCACCACCTAAAGCTGTACTAGCAATACCAATGTATTTTTTAATACTGCTGTTATATATTAATAAAGATCCGTTTGTAACTGCTGATCCAACCTGGACATCATCAAGATCATGAATAAATCCAGCACCACCGCCACCGATGGATCCGAGTTGATACTGTACTCTCTCTACAAATCTTTTGTAGTGTTGTTGCAATTGATCAAGAGTTACAAAATTCTGATCAATAGGAGTAAGTGGATCTGAATTATTTGTATCTGGGGGATCCTCTCCAAGGGGAACATTAGTTTCTGCTAATAGTTTTTGATCTTCTTGTAATTGCTTTTGAGAAGATTTAATATCTTCAACAATCTTGTACAGACCTTTAATATCAGACTTTACATAGTCAATATCTTTATCGTAATACTTGACTTCAGGAAGACCTGAAATCTCTTCTCTCAGTTCAGTAAAATACTTTAGAAGTAACTCATCAGTCTTTGTACTGGTGTAGTTAATCTCCTTAAGTTCTTTATTGATATTTTGTTTGAGACTATTATATTCCCCAAGAATTTGTTTCTTGAGTTTACGATCATCATCTTTAAACTCTTTATGATACTCCCAGATCTTCATGGATGAAGATCTTAATTCTTTCCAGATCTTGTCTTTTTCTTCGTCTATGCGAACATTTACTTTATCATCAAGATCTTTGACATCTGATTCAATCTTGACTGTATTATTAAAATACTTTGTCTCGACATTTTCAGAGAGTTGTTCAATATCAAACTGAACTTTTCCTCTTAATCCCTCAATAGTATCATTGACCTTTACAAAGTCATCATCAATAACACTAAAAGTTTTACCAATCCAAGAGAAATCTGGGACTTCATTTACTTCATTAACCCATTTTGGAAACTTAGGAATAGATGCCTTTACTGCATCGATAGCTTCACAAATTGCCTCAATTTCTGAGTCATAATATTTAACCTCTGGAAGGTTCGTTACATCCGTTTGAAGACTATCAATTCGGTCTTCAATAGCATCAACCTGCTCGTCATAGTATTTGACCTCTGGTAAGTCCTTTACTTGCTCTCTGACGAGATCAATTTGCTCACATATTGCTTCTACTTCTTTATCGTAGTACTTTACTTCGGGAAGACTACTGATCTTTTCAGATAACTGTTCAAGTTCCTGATCGTAATACTTTACTTCTGGAATATCAGGTATATCTTTTCTTACGTCATTGATAAGACGTATAACTTCTGTAAGATCTATTTGTTCTTCTACTTCCTCAACAGTTTCTACTATCTCTTCTTCTTTCTCTTCAACAATAAAATCTTGAACAGAAGGGAGTTCCTCTGCGTTCTCTTCTGTTATAAAATCTTCGACTGATGGGAGGTCACTATTGACCAAATCATCAATAGATGGCAAGTCTTCTTTAGACATTTTATTAGTAACTTAAATACTTCGGGATTTCTCTCCCAAGATTATTTAGGATCTTCTTTGAGTCCATCCTTTAGCATTTTTGCAAGATCCGCTGTTGATCCAACAAACAAAGCATTGTTGACTGTGGATGGACCTTTTATTTGCTTCTCTTCTTCTACATCTTTCAGTTTTTTCTGAAGATCCATTAATTTATCAGTTGCATCAGCTACGTTTTTTATTAGTTGCCCAGCAACCTCATATGCTCTAGGCATTTCACTTTCTTGTGCAAGTTCAAGAATTCCGTTAATTGCCTCTTGACCCTTTTCTATGATTGAATATAAATTACCTCTTGTATAATCATAATCTTTTTTTACATGATCTACTGTTTCTTTAATTTTTTCAACTTTTTTCTCTATCACTTCTGGTTGAATTAAATCATCATTAGTGTTAAATGTATTATTCAAATCATCAAATTTGTTTTTCATGATTAAGTTCCACTAAATCCAAAGTCATCACCGACCTGAATCAGAGCAGTATCGGCAGCATCGATAACATGAACATCTGCTCCTCCAAGATGAGTTTCAATCTCTGTTCCATCTTGACCTCTGTTGACAGTGATCTTGTTACCACTTATAGATTTGATAAACATCTCCTCTGAATCAATAGCAATATAAGATCCCTTAGTTACCTTAGTGCCATCTGCAACTTCAAATGTTTTGGATGTTTTTGTTATGTCAGCAGCAAGGGTAGTTGCAGCATCACCTGTGTAATTTTTAATTGCTCTAGGTTCAGTAGAGTAAGTCCTCTCTCTAGTGGTATTTGCGGTGTTCGTACCAGTAAGATAACTAATTGATGCCTTTTTGATAATATCCTTGGTTGCAGCAGATGCAGGACCAAACAGATATGTCTTTGCGGTAAATCTCAATGTATAAAGAAGAACTCTTCTACTAGTAAAGTCTCCTTCATAATCATCTTGCATTGTGATATTTTCTAGTACCACAGGTATGTCTCTTTTTTCTTGAAGAGACTCAACCAATTCAACTGATAAATTATATGCTGGTTGGAAATATGGTAAAATTTGCTCTACAATTTGAAGTGCATCATCATTTAACTTACACATAATGGAAAGTTCAAATTGCATATTGTAAGGAACTGGCATATATGCCTTTTTACTCTCTGTTCCATCAGTAGGATCTTTGACTACAAATGTTTGAGTTGTTGATACTTTTCTTGAAGGATCATAAGTAAGTCCAGTAAACTCAAATGACATTCTTGGCAAAGTAATTGCAAAGGGTTTATTCAGATCTGGAGATTGCTCCAATCTTGCCAAAAACTTTTGAGTTGGCCCATATGCCAAAGGAACTTTTACAACGCTTACTACGTTATCAGAAGAGTCCTCATGCTTAATATTAATATTATTGAAAAGTGTACCAAAAGATATAATGGTCCTCCTCAAAATTTCGTTGTAAAAATATTCAAACATTTTTAAATCCTACAATATCTTTATATTAAGATATTTTTATTTATGGCATACCGAATGGGTTCTGCTCGGAGAAGTCTATTATAGAGTCTGCTTCGGTCTCAATGTTAATATTATCTGCAAATCCATCATCAGCAGGTTGAGTATCTGTAACACGTAAAGCATAAGATGCTCCAGATGTTTGTCCAACAATATCTTCACCAATAGTGAATTCTCCAGTGACTGTCCCAACTTCAAGAATAGTTGTTGTTGCATTCCAAGTTCTAACTCTTGCTGTTGTTCCACTTGAAGATCCAGTTACAATTTCATTAAATGCAAATGTTCCAGATCCAGAACTTTCTGGACTTCCGACAGAGATTGTTGGAGTAGTAGAATACCCAAGACCCGCGTTAGTGATGTGAATGGCAGAAATAGTGCCTGCAGTGCTTACAATTGCAAGAGCAGTTGCAGATGCTGTTGTAACACCTGATTTAAATACTTCGTTAGTAAACGAAATAGTAGGAGATACAGTGTATCCTCCACCACCAGAGGTAACCGTGATAATGCCGACAACGCCATCTCCAATTACAGTCGTAGCAGCTGCTCCAGATCCACTCTGTCCAGATGGAACAATGAATTTAACTGTGGGAGCAACTGTATATCCGGTTCCAGCATTTACAACATTTACTGCC